CCGATATCGTCTGGAGTGTCAAGGTTGGCAGTGGCGGAGATTCCGCACCTGCCGTCTGGCGTTCCGATACGGTCGCGGGTACCGTTGGCCAACGGCCGACCTTCCAAATGCTCTCCCGTTCGAACGGTGACAAAACCGTCCGTCGGGTCGAGATGTCTGGGAAGTTCCCGTCGGTCTACACGAACACCACGACCGGCCAGACTGAAGTGAGGTCGGTGGCTGTCTTCTCCGCGTCTTTCGCGGTCCCGCAAAACATGGCTGCGACGGACATCCAGGAATTCTCAGCTCAGCTGACGAACCTGGTTGCCTCCTCGCTTGCCAAGGGCGCGGTTACCACGGGCTACGCTCCGGTTTAAAGGCCGGGTTGACGCTAACTCCCTCACTCGCCTATAGGACACTCTATGACGAAAACCCTTTCGACCGATTTGGTCGATATCGTCTTAACGCTCTGTGAAGACGTCGGCACACCCGCTTCCGTCCAAGTAGCAATACTTGTACGTTATAGCGAGTGGGATCAGCTTGCTCTTCTGCGCGCTGACCCTGAACATTATCTCACTCCTTCCGCGTACTGGCGTGATGCAGTAGCAATCGACTTCCTTCGGAAGCTCGAGGATCTTCCTACTAGTTTCGACCGCAAGGCCGTTGCAGAGGGGAATTTTCTGAAGTGTGAGGCTATGTGTTTTAGTAGCAATTCTAGGCTTGAACGTCTCCTTTTCCCGAATGCTTATAAGCCTTCGGCGGGGGATGTTTTTGCACGCTCGGTTTTCGAACGTGCAAGAAAAATAGTCCTAGATTGTCTCGGTTCATCTCCTCCCTCCGTTGATTTGGATGGAAGGTTCGGACCGGGTGCTACGTTCGCCGATAGGGGTGGTCTTACGACCGTTCCCGACAAAATGTCATCGGAACCTACTTTTACACCATCAGCTTGGACCTCCTTGTCTTCGTGGAGGTCTACGGCCTGGGCTCGTGCCTGTGCCGTTGATGGGAGGCAGCCGAAGTTAGTTGACGGGAACCGTTTTCTTACGGTTCCAAAAGACGCTACTAAGTTCCGCGGCATAGCCGTCGAACCTAGTATCAACGTTTTTTATCAGCTTTCCTTCGGGAAGTTGATTCGCCATCGGCTTCGCCGTCTGGGCATCGACCTGGACGTGGGACAAGATATTCACCGGCGACTTGCCTGTGAGGCCTCTACCGAAGGCCATCTTGCTACCCTTGACCTCAGTAATGCCAGCGACACCATTTGCAGAAACCTTGTAGAATTTCTGCTTCCCCCTGCATGGTTTAATGTCCTTAACGACCTTCGGTCGCCAAAGACCTTCTTCAAGGGACATTTTGTCCTCCTAGAGAAGTTTTCCTCCATGGGGAATGGTTTCACTTTTGAGCTTGAGACTCTTATCTTTCATGCCTTGGTCACAGCTTGCTGTGAGTTGAGGCATGGTAAGCCTTTTGTCTCTGTCTTCGGGGATGACATTATCTTCCCTGTTGACTGCTCTCAAGATGTTATCGCTTTTCTTCGGCTTTGTGGTTTCGAGGTAAACCGTTCTAAGACTTTCACAGAAGGTAACTTCCGTGAGTCTTGCGGCGGTGACTTCTTCTTGGGTGAACCCGTTAGGGCTCATTTTTTGAAGAAGTCTCCCTCTGAACCTGCCGACTTCATCGCCCTAGCTAACGGCCTTAAGAGAATTTCTCTCGACCGTTTTCCTTGGCTTTATCGTACATGGCGAAAGGTTCTCGACAGGCTTCCTGTCGAGATCCGTAGTTGCCGCGGGCCTTCGGCCCTTGGCGACCTCGTCGTGCACGAAGATGAGGCACGTTGGAATTTCAAACGTAGAAACTCGATACGCTACATTCGCGTTTGGCGTCCTGCCCGGTTCCGTAAGGTACCGTGGCAGCATTTCAAAAACGATGTAGTGCTGGCGTCCGCCCTCTATGGCCAATCATCCGGCGACTCTTTTCCCTTAGGGATTAGGGTCCCTTGGCATCTTTGTGGGGTAACCCCGCGTGATGCTGTGATTGGACATAAGTTGGGCTGGGTGCCGTACTCCTAGGAATACGGCCCAGCAATCCGCTGGTCTTTCCAGGTTTTGACTCCTGGATGGTATGGAAGCTTCATCGCTTCCTTTGAAAAATGCGC